ATCGAAAAATTAGAGCAATATGAAAGTAATAAAACTAATAGCGCTGGTGCTGTTCCTATGCAGCTGCAAGGCGAAAGACCCTTACAAACAATTCAAGAAAGAACTGAAAACAAAACAATCAAGTAAAGAACAAGTAAATAAACAATTAGCATGAACATAGCAGGACAACACCTTACGGAATACCATAAAAAACTCTTAAAAAAAGAAGCTAAATACGAAAAGAAAGTAAGAACAAGAAGAATTGAAAGCCTTACGATTGAAGAGTATGTAAAAGTAAAGTCCATTATGGAGCAGTTCTACTGCACAGTAGCTTTACAAGTAGAGCTAATAGATGCACTGGATGAAATGGATATATTAAAGGGGTATCCTTTTATTGAGGATATTAGAGAGGCTGTTATTTTCCTGAATAATGATTTGTATTCCATTGTAGTAACAAACGAAGAAAGAGATTTAGAAAGACAAATGTTAGAGAAGAAAATGGAAAACATCGTGAAAATTATGCCTCAACTCAATGGCAAGCAGTTTGACTTGTTAGAGGAGTTTATTAGGAATTTAAAATATAAGAAGTAAAAAACAATGGAAATAATGGAAACAAAAGAAATGAAAATACAGGCGCCAGAGGGCTACGAAATAGATAAAGAAAAATCAACTTTTGAAAAGATAGTTTTTAAGAAGGTTGAAAACGAACTACCTAAAAATTGGTGTGACTTAAAATTTATAAAAGGATTCTTTGTAAATGGTGAAAGTGAGATTAAAGAAATTAATGAGACACATGATAAAATACTTGCTATAGAAGGTAATAGAAATGTTTTTCCCAATAGAGAAGAAGCAGAAGCATGTTTAGCACTTGCTCAATTATGTCAGTTAAGAGATAGATATAATGATGGTTGGAAGCCTGATTGGAATGATGGTACTAATAAATATAGTATTTATTTTACTCGTGATGAAATTGACGGAGTTTGTGAATATTGTTCACATAGAGTTTTAGCTTTTAAAACATTAGAACTTAGAGATAAATTTGTAGAAAACTTTGAAGATTTAATAGAAATAGCAAAACCTTTATTATAACAATTAAAACAATTAGAAATGACAACTTTTATAATATCATTGATTACATTATTTGCAACGATGCTTTTAACTCTTACCTGTATGGCATCTATATCAAGCTTTATAAGTGATAGAGATAACCCATTTAGTATAAAAACATCAAAACTATTAAAAATATCAATTTATTTACCTGTAATAAACATAGTAGTAGGGTTTTTTATAATGCTTATTAGATTGGTAATGGATATAAAAGAGAATTTAGATGAATTTGACAATAAAAAATATTAAAAATATAATTATGACAGACCTTGAAAAAGAATTAGTACCTACAGAATTAGCATTAGAATTGCGAGAAATAGGTTTTGATGAATTTTGTATGTTTTATTACGAGCATAATAAACCAGCACCTAGATTTGGGTTAGAATCAAGAGATATTAAAAATAAAAGTCATTTTAGGATAATAAAAATAAATGCTCATAAAATTTTAAAATCAAAAAATTCTAAAATTGATATTGCTGCTCCATCTTATGAGCAAATATTTGCTTGGTTCAGGAAAAAAGGTTTGTTCCATAGTATAATCCTTGTAAAAGATTTTTTTGAAGATGAAATTTCATTTTCTTGTGAAATTAGAGATTCAGAAGCTGATATAATTACAATGTTTAGCAGAAATACTTACGAAGAGGCAAAAATGGAATTATTAAAAAGGTTAATTGAAATTTATAAAGAAAATATTTAGTTATGAGGAAATTTTCAGGCTGGGCTTTGGTTATAGGAACATTAATTTTAGTGGTAATTTTAGTCTATGTGCGTACTTCTAAGGAAATATCCAAATGTGAAGAAGTCAGAAGAACGGGTGTTTTAGTAGATGTAGTAAAAGAGGATAGAAGGAGTTACTCTGAATACTACTCGGTATGGAAGTTAGGTAATAGATATATAACATGTGACTCAGATATAGTTGAGTATGCGGTCTTTAATAGAAAAAGAAAATAATATTATGAAATACAGAATAACCTATAAATACAGCGTACACTTTCCCGACCCAAGAGGAACACTCTCCTTTGTTCGTGAAATGGATGTTGAAGTTAAGGATGAAAAACAGTTGTATAACCAAATAGAGCGTTTTGAAGCGGACGGTAAACGCGAAGTAATAGAAATTAGAAAAATAGAAAATGAAAAAACAAACATTTGAAAAAGGAGATAGAGTTTTTGACTATATCAAAGGCTGGGGGGAGATAGTCCACACATACAGCGATAATTGGGAAGAAGTAGATGACAATTACACTGTCTGTGTTGTAAAGTTTGATTCCAGCGAAGAAATTATACATTTTACAAAGTATTTAGCGACAAAAATGCTTTCTTTCACGGAGTACACTCTGCAAGGATTTACCCAAGAAAAGCCTGTGAACTATGAAGAGTATGTAGGAAAGTGGGGTAAGTTTTGGGATAGTGACAAAGATATACTCCTAATAGGTAAGTTATTGGCTTATGATAACACTGAAAATGAAGGCTACCCGTTTGAAAACGAGTTTGACTATTACGCAAACTTTGAACCACTAACAGAGGAACAAATAAAAGTGTTAGGATTATGCGATTAAGAGACAAATTAGATGATATTCTAAAAGAATATATCAGATTGTTTGAAGAAAAACACGAGGTGTTCTTTGACTATGCCGTAGGAGATGATTTAACAGGGCTTTTGTGTTTTGGAGACTATCTATTCACAACGAGAGATATAATCTACGATATAGACAACGATTTGCCCAAAAACCTCATCTTCCAGTGGCAGGATGATAGTTTTGACAGCCTGAAAAACCCTCAACACGCAAAAATGAATTTCCAATCCTACGCAATGGGGTTAAGATTTGAACATTTAAATAAGTAAATTATGGAGTTAAGGCCACAAAAAACAGAAAAGGGATTTATTATTATCCCAATGAATATGCAGCAATGTAGTGGAGTTTTTAATTCTCTTGCTGTTTGCGAATATTGCAATAAAATACCAAAACAAGGAATTTATGTCCCTGTATTAAACATGTATTTTGATGAAAAATGCTATGAAGAATGGTATAATGAAGCTGAATATCACCCTGAAGACAGCGACTATGAAAGAGAAACGGTTGAATATATAACATTATTACATAATACAAAAAAATCATGAGAATTGGCGTTACAGAACCTATAAACTATAAAGAATATATAGGAAGGTGGGGTAAATTTAATGACCATGGTGAGGAAGATTGTAGTATGTGTAAATTAAAAGATGTGAATCATAACGGTCAGTTTGTAGATTATTTAGGTAACAAATGGGATGAGTTCGAACCTTTGACTGATGAACAGGTGGAATTATTGTCCAAAATAACAAGAAACGCAGACCTTTTAATAAGTGAAGAACATCTTCCTTATCAATCAAATGTTTTGAGTGATTACGCTCAAGTATTTATAGACCATTTTGGGAGGAGATTTAATTCCGATGGACATTTCTTTGAAGTGGAAGTCATATATTCGGAACAAGTAACATTTATGAAATTTAAAGTTATTTCACAGCCTTCTGAATTTAAAAATTCCATTCAATGGAGTGAAAAAGAAAATGAAGAAGTTATTCATCTTCTTTCAGAATTAGGATATAAAGATTTAGACGATGAGAGTTTATTACAGAAAGGTATAAGAGGAATGGAGTCAGAATATTTTTATGTAGCAAGGTTTAATCAGTACAAATATTGGCAGCCTATAATGGCATATTTGGATATGTCGAATTTTATACACGAGTTTTTTAAAATAACAAGAGGAGATTAAAAGTAAATTATGAACGATTCAGCATTTGAAGAAAAAGTAGACCACCCAAGCCATTACAACACTGGGAAGATTGAAGTAATAGACTTTATTGAAGACCAAAACCTTAATTTCAATTTAGGCAACGCTGTGAAATACATCAGCCGAGCAGGAAAGAAAGACCCTGAAAAATTCAGAGAGGATTTAGAAAAAGCTATTTGGTATCTCAATAGGGAACTAAATAGGGTTAAATAAAAAAATAGCGAGGTATAAACTTCGCTATTTGCTTTTTATCCTCTTTGTTTTTGGGGTGTATTA